CATTGGAAGGATTTGGATTCCCTTGGTTCTCTCATTGTTCCACATAGTCTTAGCTCTCACAAGAGCTTTTTCATACCCAGTCGTAACATTCGTCCGTGACACAATCGTTTTGTCACTCCCAATCATACCGCTCGTCTTCACAATATCAGCAGTTCCATCACCGAGGTCTTCCACATGAATATCGGTAAATCTTTCGCGACCATTTTTGTCTTCTCGGATAAGGCGTTCCATTATACTTATGATTAATTTCTCAACTTTAAATAGATGTCTTCAATACCAGTTGTAAATTATGGTAGAATGGAACGACTTAGGCCTCCAGAACGCATAAACGTGCCTATGGATGCGAATACCTTCGCAATTGGGTTTATAATATTGTGTATATTATGTCTTTACAAACGCTATGTCACTATTAATCAATCCCGTGAGCAATCTCATACTTTAGACATTTTGATGCCGACAAATAGAGGTCTTTCTTCATCAGTTTCTTAAATTTCTTTTCGGGGATTTTCGTTTTCTTCATATACATCCTTTTTAGAGATGTCATAAACTTATCGCAGCTCTTCATCTCACTCTTGAGTTCGTGGTATTTACCCCAAATCTCTGTACTCAATTGGTGAATCAAAAGGTACGCATTCTCACCCATGAGACGCTCGTTTCCACCCAGGAACATGAAAGTAGCGGCGGAGCAACATGCACCTTGAGCAATCGTCACGACCTTTACGCGTGACTTTTCAAGAACATTCTTTAGTGTGAACCCGGAAAACATGTCACCGCCTTCACTCATGATATGAACGCGAATCTTTGGTACATAACCAATGAGATCAGCTTTTTGTTTGAGAAGATGAATCTCCAACTTTCGGAACTGCTCAACAAACTCGAGGGTGTTTTCTGGAGTAATCTCTCCATAAAAGTGGATTTCATTGCCGATTGTCTTTGTGACATCTGGTTCTTCGTCCTCACCGGGTAGTTTTGGACTTCCTGTCAGAATACCTTCAAAGATCTTCTCGACTTCTTTCTGCGATGGCATTTTTCAATGCTTTCTTTACTCTAGTTACATCTCTCTGTTTTAACTTATTTCCAACTGCAAGATGATTCATGACATCAAAATCTTTCGGAGTTAAACCATATTCTAACATTGGTTCTAATTGGTTCTTTTCGGCATACTTTTTCAATAAACACAAGTGATCAACTGTCAAACCACTATGTGTTTTTTGACGAATCTCAGCAAAATTTTTAAGTCTCATTCTGTAATTTCCATACTTTGTCCAACAACTCCCAGCTTTAATATTTTGTCTATCAAGTTTTTGTTTCATATAAGACTTTGGGACAACTACCGCACTTAGACAGAAATAAGGCATAAGACCCCAACAACCCGTCGAATACATAGTATTATCTATAAGGTCTGCTTCCGAAAATGACCTAGACACCGCAGCGTAGTTTATATTATTCGAAGACAAATAGTTATCTTGAAAAACGTCCCAGACATGTCCGTGTTCATCAATTCTGTCATAAATTATTCCCGGGCCATCATCACACAGTATATCGGTTATAAACTCCTTTGAAGTTTTAAATACGTCAACCGTATCACCACCATCTAGATATGAAAAGAAATTACGTATATTCCCGTTTGAAGCTTCAGCAGCTGCAGTTATATGATCACCCCTCTCACTAACCAATTTTAAAAGTTTATCTGGTTTGTGTTTTGGGATAAAAATCACCTCGAAATTTGGATACATACGCAGATTTACGGATGTGACGACGAGAGACCCCCGTGTTAACTTATCACCATCTGACACACGGTCAATGATCTTTTTAAAGTCATTATCATAGTTTTCAATAAACGTATGCTTCGGAGCCCCCTTTATGTATTTCAGGAAAGGTGATTTACTATATAAATGTTCTTTTAAAATCTCCACGCTATTTATTTCATTTAGAACACTATTCAGTACATACGATTTCCCTACACCCGAACCACCACATATCATCACATTTTTACATTCACGAACGTATTTCTGTAAAGTTTCAATTCGTTGTGTATGAATTGTTGTGATCGGCTCATCTTTTTTTTGTTCTATTATTTTAATGAAAGAATCCATTGACGATCTTACTAATCAAGCCATAGATTTAGTGCTTGATAATGACGCACTACATGATCGTATCGTAAAACCTTTAAGAAAGAAAATTTTACCATACGCGATCAGCGCGGCTTTAACTAACATGATTATGCTTATTCTTCTTGTCTACCTTGCTCAACGTCTTGCTCGTCTCCAGCCTCTCCAGAAACCACTGATGTGATATCCTCCTCGTCATCTAATTCAGATTGCATGCTGTCAAGTATCTTTGTTTTGGCATCATAATCTTGCTTTCCCTTTAGAAGTTCTCCAATCTTAGAAAATGGTCCACCCTTTGTTGTTTCGGCTATGACACTTGATGTTTTAAGGTTTGTGAAACCTGCTAGTTTCAACTTGGGGATCGCCCGAACATCGAGGATCTCTGGCTTTGTGAAAATATTGTCAAGCGGGTAATCCTTTTCAAACTCCGAGAGGATAGTTGATGGGATGCTTGGCGACTGTTCAATGAGACGGTCGTATTCATTTTTACATCTGGTAACAAATTCCAAACCATCTGTTGTACGCTCTTCACGCGCAAGAGCTAATTCCAGCCTAATATTTCTAGAAAGAAGACCAAATGATAACGCAGCCGCCTTATGATTTTCCATAAGTTCATTGATTTTCAAAAATTGCATGATAGTTGCGACGAGACCGGCGATAAGGTTAAGACCACCGATCACAGATGGTACCATACCACGAAGATTCTCAGGGAATTGTTCCTGAGCAAAATTCGCTGTACCCGTGATTGTTGAGAGAACAATAACAGGCAAAGTAAAACGCATACTCAAGCCCTTGTACATGAGATATGCCCTATGATGCATATACCTGTAACAACCAGAGGACTCCCCCCACTGGCGCAATATATTCTCGTGCTGCTCATTCCAACTATCTCGGCGATGTTCAAGTGCCTGTTGCTTGAGCTTCGCGTCACCCCCGTTAAAATTTTCTTGACTCATTTTATAATAGATGAATATAATATTTTGGATTCATCTTATATTTCTAATTTCTATCTTGATAGTTCCATTTACAAATGACCGCAGAAATCTCGAGTTTTATTCCATACTCATTCCCTTTCTTTTTTATCATTGGTCGGTAAATGATGACACTTGTGCTTTGACGCAGATGGAAATGGCAGTCACGGGTCAGGGTAAAGAAGAAACATTCATGCATCGTGTTGTAAGTCCCATATATAAGATGGAAGACAACGATATAAATAATTTGACAAAGACAGTGTTCTTTTTATTGTGGGCGATTGTCCAATATCGTCTCGGACGCTTTGATATGTTCATTGATGACCTAAGATTATTGTCGTCTGGTAAGATTCCAAAATAAAATGCCCAAATGGAATAACTGGAGGGAGGAAGAACTGGAGAGACTCAAGCAAGAATATACATTCTATAAGGAAACGGGTATTAGAGATAAAATCACGGGTGGTTTAAGATCTCAAACCTTGAAATGGATTATAGACTATCATGAACGCATGCTTGGTTTAAAGTTTTGGGATTATGGTAGTATAAAACGAAATGGAAACGATTCGGGACATTGAGACGCAAATTCAAGCGCATAAACGCGCGAAGGAATTTCATCATGAAAAATATTTGAATAATCTTCAAATTATTGATGATAAAATTGAAAGAATTGAAAAGCAAATGGAGAAATCAAAATCTTCGGTGAAGCGAGATCTTTTAAAACGACATATCGATTGGTACGAAGGAGAAATTTCCAGAATGGATGAATCAATTGAAAATATAACACAAAAATATGATTCAGAAATTGAAAGATTCACTAATATGATAGAGTCTATTAAGGACCGAAGTGAAAAAGAAAAGAAATCATTTGATTATAACATTCAAAGAATCAGAGAATGTTGTGAGAATCGTAGCACGGCTACAATGTTTCAAGCTTTGCAATCGGTAGCGAATGCACTAGAAATTATCAAAGACGAGGTTTCTTAAACCTAAATCCGTCAAAGAAATGAACAGCCACTCTAAAATGGTGATAAATTATCATACATAGTGCGTCAGCGATATCATGTTTTCTATCATATGGAATATCTTCTTTTAAATATTTAGTTGCTATTTCTACTGTTCTTTCTTTTCGCTGTTCATAATTTAGATGCCTCATACCAAAATGTGTGTGCATGCTCACAGGTGAAACTAAAACAACTTTATCTTTGAACATGTAATGTAAAAGTGTTTCAATATTTGTAAGACCTCCCGGTGGTTGTCTCTCTATAAGAATTGTTTCGGCTGCGTCAAAAATGTATTTATGCGCGTCTACAAATAAAGGAACTAGGTCAACAATGCCATTTGAATAGATATATTTGTAGCCTGTAAGATTTACCTTCTTTACAAACTCCACATCAATTTCCGAACCCTTAATATCAGCCTCAGCTAGAACAAGACCCATATTATGATAACCAATATCAATCGCGAGAATCTTCATATCTTTATCTAAATAATATTCCTTAACTAATATAAATGAAGAACAAGGATAAAAATCAACTCTTGTGGTTAGGTGTTATCACGCTTACTGTCATTTTGAGTTACATGTGGTGTAATCCCAGGGTTGTTAAAGTTCCAGTCAGGGTACCTACGGTGTCGGTGCCACCCCGCCCTGGAATGAGAAGACGTCAAATAAGACGCGAACCAGAATTCAGGCGTGCGCCAATCAGGCAATATAAACCAGGCTTCACACAACAAATGGGTATTATTACGGGGAATGGTGAGACTCTTCCTCTATATGGCCGGGAAGTCAGGGGACGTCGCGACAGATATCATTATTACACCACAACCGGTAACCAAAACCTTTACTCTGTGTCAATAAAACACAATGCACGCGATTGTATGGAAGATATCGGGTGTCAGGAACTCTATGGGAATGAAGCAGTTTCGGTGAATGGTAAAACTGGTTCATACACAGTAAAAATGTACAGAACGGATGATTTTTTCTAAATCACTTCTTCCCCTTTACGAAAGCTTCAGCTCTCTTTTTCAAGTCAATGGCAATCATTGAACTTGAACAAGAACTGACGCAAGTCATGGCACAAGTAGCTAACATAATGGGTGGTGTTTTAATTGGGCTTTTAGAAGCTAAATATGACAGCAAAAATAGACAACACATTGAACTTGTGAGGGTTGCCAATCTTTCCGGTTTCATTGGTTTATCGCCGCCCAAAACAGTTTTGTATACACCCCAACTGGCTAATATACTTGGCATGCATGGAAGTAGCAATGGCATCATCAGGATTGGAATGCCAAAAGGTGTCTTTACCATTTAGTATATACTAACAAAAATTATTACGCAAACTCGTAATCACGTCATATTCTCTTCCCTGGAGTCCCGAATTTCTCGAGAGTCTCGCTTTGAGTCTCAAGAGTTCTAATATTGTCTCGTCATCCAGGTTTTTTAAAAAATCAATCTTTGAGTCCATGTCATCGAGTTGATGACCCTCTTTATTTGCCTGGACATATGGCCAGGTATGTTTTCGCAGCATGGCGACCTCCTCTTCAAGCTGTCTAATTCTTGGTAAAAGTACCTTTTTTATGAGTACAATTACTTCCATTTATTTAAAATGTTTCACATCTTTAAGATATGCTCAGATATGCGGCTCTAAACCATGAATTACAAAAAGTTATAAGGGATGTATACAAATCCGGATCCAATGTTATCCTGGATTATGCCCGTGAAAATTGCAAAAAACATGAAGCACATTTCATCAGTGAAGTAAATATGTCAACCATGAAATCTGTCCCAGGGTCAATGTTTGCCTTAAAAATGACATCATTTGGTTCAAGAGAATCTCCCCACTTCGCAGCGGGACATATTAAAAAACTTATTCAGCACGCCATAAAGAACGATTGCCAGGTTTGTATTGATGCCGAGGATGTAGTATACTCAACAGAAATGTATAACATGATGCTACATTTTAACCGGCATGAACCTCACGTTTTCAAAACGTATCAAATGTATCGCAGTTCGGCCCTCAAAGAACTTGAATTGGATATTCTTGCAGCGGGAAGGCAGGGTATTCATCTCGGAGTTAAGTTGGTCCGCGGAGCATATCTGGGTAAGCAGGATGGCCTACTCCCCAATAAAGCAGCAGTGGATAAATCATTTAGAGAAGGTCTTAATATGAGTTTGGGTGCTCATGAAAATGTTCATACTCTCATAGCGACGCACAATTCGGAGGACATTAAACATGCACGTACCTGCCCCCATAATAGATATAAAATAGCTCAACTTTTGGGCATGGGTGAGGATTTTCCCGATTATCGTTATGTGCCATTCGGGTCATTGGGTGAACTTACACCTTATTTGTTTAGGAGGTTTATAGAAAGAATTAAATGGTCTTAAAAATAACTTCTGATAGATAATTAATGGTGACGACATTGAGAAGATTTGGATACCCGACTCATACCATTCAGCGTAGACGAAGCACCACTGCAGCCTCCCGAAGTGAAGAAATTCATTATGAAATGAAAAAGATGGAAATTACACGTATCGCTCTCCAGCATATGTATGAATCACCTTCACTGAAAGAACAAAAGCATATCACTACAAAACAGATGCGTCTTAAAATGATTCTTAATGAAGCCCTTGATTTGGCACATTCAATCTGTGAACGGGGAGATGACGCAGAATGTTTGTGGGCTTGGGAAATGGTCGATGAAATCGACGACGCTGCCACGAGGGCCGGTGTCCAATATTAAATGAATTTAATTCCAAATTTTTTAGTCATAAACCGCTGTGCCCCCGGAATTGTTGACTGACTCCAGAGATACCATCGCGACCAAAACCCGGAAGTTTCAATACCTTTCGGTGACCAATCTTCGCTGTCACTTTTATTTACCTTAAGCATCATTAAATGTATCATTGCTTGGTGGGGTTCTTTCATTACACTCACGGGTATTTGCCCACCGTGCCTGCTGACATATGAGCGCATACGCGAGGGATCTTTGTGTTTGGTGTAGTCGGAATACCCACTAGCACCAAAGTCAACAGTCCCACCGTCATGGAGAATCGCCCTGAATTTCTTTTTACGATTTGGGCTTTTAACTATTTTGACACGCATACTTACAATTTACTAGAAATTTATTTAATGTTAGTATAATATAATGAAGATTCTCATTTTCATACTTTTGACATGTCTTATTTTAAGTAGTCTTGTTGGGGCATTTAAATTTGGTGTGATACCGGATACGGAACCACATTTCATGAAAATGTATGGTTTAAAAAAAATGAAACGACACGTCGATAGAATAGGTGTATACAGTAAAAGTTCCAAAGTCAAACCTATCGGGTATAAATTTGAATGTGAAAAGATAACAACTCAACTTAAGAAAATTAAGAAAGAAAAGGCCGCGGCCAAAGTTGTTTATGGATTGGGTGGAAAGAAAACCGGAGATGAAATAATGAAATCATATTTTGGTAAAGCGGGAAATGAACTTCACCGGTGTGATATGTTTATGTAGATAAATTTACTTGTTACAGGCTTTGCAATAACCTTCTTTCTTCGCTTCTGGGGCGAAAAAAAGGCGTTCGTCGCCGCGATTCACGCGGTACAAATGATCATACATGTGGAGGAGACCAATGGTGAGGGCTGCAGTAGAAACAACAGCCTTATTCATCTTGCGCACAGAGAAGGCATACGCCACGATCATCACGAAGATGGCTAATTGAACGAAGGTCATTGATGGAAGAAGTGGAAGCTTAAAACGCTGCTTCAAATCCTTGACTTCTTCGGTTGGCTTTGGGGCGATGTTATCCTCTTGGTTGCTGTAACCTGGCATTTTTATTTTATACTGAGAAATTAATGTGGCAGCATATTCTCTGGGTACCTGTTGTTCTCGTACTTCATGATTATCTCAAATCACCTATAGATAGGTTGTACTTTCAAAACCCAATAAGACCTCTTATCGGGATGCGAAACACTCTTGTTGATATGATGTATCATAAGTTTGACTATCATGTATTGGACTACCCAAATCTCTGGTTTGTCAGGGCAAACTATAACAAAATACTATACGAATATAATAAAGGTATCACAAACCTAAAGAAAAAGTACTTTCATGATCTTGATCCCTGGTTCGTGAAGAACGATGGATACTATTATTATGAAGTCAAAGACTTTCCAGAAATTCAAAAGATTATCGATCAGATACCGTGTATAGATAAAAATACAGGTAAATTCGCTGTCGTTGAGGGTCCAATGACCATACCAGCGCATCGCGCAGAAAGTAATCTTACGTTGAGATATCACCTTACCATCAAGGGTGGTGGCCACTGTGTACTCCACACATCAAATGGTGGCCATTTACACGAACCCGGGAAGGATTTTTTATTCGACCATTCGAGAGTCCATAGCCTTTTCAAACGCGGCCTGCAAGAAAGAGTTGTTCTTATCCTTGACGTCCGTAGGTTTTAAATGACGTCTACATACAGCCTTATACATATCGTTGCCACCAACAAGTTCGAGGTCTTCACTCTGGACAATCCTTTTTGTGAATGGGCCGGGCGTTCCATCCTTACAATCCATACATAGAGCCGAAAGCTTCACGACGTCACTCGCTATCGGAATACAATCAATGATTTCTCCAAACTTTCGTTGCTTGTAATCCCCGTCAAGACCAGCTAAAATGACCGACTTTTTGAGAAAGAGACACATTTCAACGAATTCCTTGAGATTTTCGAAGAATTGGGCTTCATCAATCGCTACAATTTCTGCCTTACAAAATGACTCTTTGACAATACAGTGTGATATATGTTCAACCTTTAGACATGGAAATTGGATGCCGTCGTGAGTATTGAGGACCTCCTCTGGGCATCTGGTATCTTTCGAAGAATTTATGACTACTATTTTTTTACCGATGACCCTGTAACGCTTAAGTCGTCGGATAAGTTCGGATGTTTTACCAGAAAACATATTTCCCATAATAATTGTTAAACCCATCTCTACCTCTCCTATAAAATAATATCTTTCTTTTATAATGGTTGACATTCAAAGGTGTTATTATAACGGGCACAAGGGGTGGGTGTCCGCAAAGTCGGGCAGGGTCCGCTTTGGTAACAAAATTTTCTCGAGTATTCTCGAAGCTGTAAAATATTTCGGTCATCACACATGAGTACCTTTCCATAATTTCCATAACATACCACCAACCATTAGACCGATCACTGTAGTAGCTAAACAGCAATGACAGAAAGTGTTACGAGGAACTTCACTTTCTGGAATTGGTGGTTCTCTTCCCCACCCCATTGAAATAAATATACATAATAATTAAGATGCCTCTCACTGATCAGGAAATATCCAAAAAGGTTCGGGAACTTCGCAGGACCGAGGGTAAAATCTACGCCCCCCTCAAATACTTTCGCGGTCTCAGAACTCTAAAGTCTGTAGAGACTCGCTACAAAAAGATGCTCAAGAAAGACTACAAAGAGTTCAAAACCGATAAAGGTGTAAAAACGCGCACATCTTCATACACCCAACGATTTAGAAAGAGATACGGGTCGGAAGTTAAGTCACTCACGGAAATCGCGCGGTCTACGAATATACCCCTTAGAACTCTTCAGACTATTTACAATAGAGGTCTCGCTGCTTGGAGAACCGGGCATCGTCCAGGAGCTTCTCCGCAAGCGTGGGGTTACGCGAGAGTTCATAGTTTTGTAATGAAGGGTAAGACATATTATACGGCGGATAAAGATTTACGATGATCGCAAACCTAAGTCAGGAGACCCACCCCAAAAAGTCAAACAAACAAACGACTCAAATATGGCCATCAGCACGTCAATTCGTCACCTTCGCTCCATCGCTACCCACATTTCCAACCTTGAAAAGGAAAACGCTGCACTCAAGGAGCGCGTTAAAGACCTGGAAGAAAGTAGGGATTCTCTTTTACAGCACATTCAAGACGAAAATACGAAGCGCTGGGATGATTACATGGACAATTGTTATTCCGGTTCCGAAGAGAGCGACGGTGAATCTGTCTGTTCCGATCCCGAAGAGAGCGACGATGAATCCGTCGGTTCCGATTCTGAAGAATATGAATCCGAGTCAGACAGCAGTACAATGGCACAAATAACTGGCGGTGAACCTTATGAATCCGATTCTGATGCTACCACGGTTGGCAAACCGGACTGTTACGATGAAGACTTTGGTGTCGGTCGTCGTCGCGGGGCCGAAGCCGAAGAAACGGAATATGAATCTGATTCTGAATCCGATTGTGACTACTTTGTCTCTTACAATTATGACATGACGAAAGCTTTTGATGATCTCGCAGCGGGGGAAGAAAATGAACACAAGAAACGTGTGTATCAAAAAGCGGCTAACAACATCTTTCATTACTCTTCAAAAATAAAGTATGGTGAACAAATCGCCCACATTTCGGGTATTGGCAAAGGTATCATCAGAAAAATAAACGAATTTCTTGAAACTGGTGAAATTAAAACCTTCAAGAAATTTGCCAGAAATGAGGATATTGCGGTTCTATTGGAAGAGTGCGCATACAGTGCGGAAAACCCTCACAGGAGTGAAGCTTACGAAAAGGCTGCCAACGCCATCCGCAATCTCCATTTTGAGGTGACAAGTGGTACCGAAATTTCCCGGGGACCTCGTAAGGTTCCAGGTATTGGTAAGGGTATTGCTAACAAAATTGACGAATATATCGCGACAGGACCTCGTATGTTACGGGAGGATCTCGACGAGAACTTGGGTCGTCTTAACATCGGCCCGCGACGCGTCGTTAAATAAAACAGTAATTTTGTAATGAATCAAAGAACTAAATACTTACGAACTAGCATTCCTCACTAACTCATACCACTCATAGTACTCACCGAGTTTATTTCGTAAATTGGAATTTGG